ATATTTGTCAGTATAACATTTTCTACCATTTTTATAGGAAATTTTAAACGTATAAACAGTATTTTCACTAAAGTTATTACATTCAAAACAAATCAATTTTGATTGTCCGGGAGCTAAAACAATATCTTGTAATTTATCAAAATTTAATTGAAGTATTTGAGGTATTGTTTCGGGTGGATTAAGGAATACAAACTTTGTAATTATTCCAGGACTTGAACCAAAGTTTTTTATCACAAAATATGATTTTTGTTCGCATATTGTTATTTGGTCTACATAAATAGCAATACAAGGTTTTACAGATTCTTCTAAAGATTTTGTGTTTTGGCGAATGGAAATTAATGAAATGATAATAGCAATAATACTCGTAAATAAAGATATTACGATACTTAATAATTGAATAATATCAGATGTTGAAAGTTCCATAAAAATCTCCTTTTGTATTTATTAGGAAGTGGTTGCTTCCAAATTTAAGTATAAAAGGAAAAGAAGATTTTAACAAGGTTATTTATTTTCAACAGAGGAGGTAACGAAGGAATGGCAAAGGAAAGAGACAACGACAGCGCAGAGGCTACAAGCTGGGAGCAGCAGCCGAAAACAGTAACGCTTACTAATAGGTTATGGCATATATTACAGTTCTATATCTTAAGTGATACGTACCACAGAGAAGAAAGACTCAAGGTGTGGGAAGAGCTGGCGCAGGAGATAGACGAGAAAGGCGAGTCAAAGTTTAAGAACGCAGTTAGTAACGCTGAGTTTTTAAGAGATATGGAGCTGCAGCTACAGCAGATATTAAAGGCATTGGACTAAGGAGCGTGTGTGATGATTATCAGGACAGAATACTGAGGAGCTAAGTTCACTCCACTTAGGGTGACACAGAAAGATGTAGCGGATGTGATCCGTATGTCAGAGGAAAATGCATAAAGAGGTGAAGATGATGCCAAATATTAAAAGAATTAAGACAGCGGAAGCAGCTGTAATAATGGGATGTAGTCCACAGTTTGTCAGAATTGGGATGCAGAGAGGAATATTAGATATTGGTAATGCTATAAAGATGTCCTCTATCTGGACTTATAACATAAGTGCAGCGGCACTGGCTAAGCGACAAGGTATGACAACAGAGGAGTTAGCAAGAACTCTTGAAGAGATAAGGAAAAAGGATACATAGATGGTACATAATGAAGGAGTAGGAAGCTTTTACCATGATACTATAGAGAAATATAGCCCTGAACAGCTAATAAGGTAATAAAAAAAGGACAGTGACAAGCACTGTCCCTCAGGTGCAAACACCTATAAACAACATAATTATAATAACACATTTTAGAAAGGAATGCAAATACTATGAACAACAAAAAATTAAATAGTGTGAAAGCAGTTGCAAAGGATTTATCCGGAGCTGCTATTATTGCAGGCTGCCTTTATGGACTTATTTTACTAGGTCTTTTTATTTAGGATTCGCTGCAGCATTCAGGAGGAGTTATGTATGGAGTATGAATTTGCTGCAACAAAGAATGAATTATTAAACATTGATGGAGTGGAGCATATGCAGGTCAGGGAGCCTTATTACAATGATCATAAGGGTATCATATATGGAATATGTCCTTATTGTGGATATAATGTGCAGCGTGTGTGGAATCTTAGTTTCTGTGGCACCTGTGGCGGAGCTATCCACTGGCATAACATATGTGTTCCTGGCATAGGCGACATTCAATAGTGTGGAAAGGAGATGAAGGATGTGTCTAATAAGGATAAGAGGCTATTCAGCATAGTTGATATAGAGACTGGAGATATTATTGATTATGAGAAGTCTGTAGAGTATCTGGCGGATAAATATAATGTCAGTGCGGGCTGGCTGCTGATGTTAGCTTCTGAAGAAGCAACTTTTCGTGACAAATATGCGATTATTTGTTTACCTGAAAAATCATGGATTAAGAAGTTCAAGAGTGAATGGGAAAATATTACAGTGCAGTTGCTTGAAAAGAATGCTGCAGGAGCAAGGATTTACTACTGATGGAATTAATTGGGTAAGAAAAAATCAAAATTAATAAAAATAAATCCAAATTGGTAAGAAAAAATCCAAGTTAATAAAAATAAATCCAAATTGGTAAGAAAAAATCCAAATTGACAAGAAAGCAGGTAATGATGGATAAAAAAGAATTATTAATTTTGCTTATGCTTAGGGAAAATAAAGCGTTTGGAAATGCTACTGCAATGTCTTTGCAGGAACTTGTATCTACGGATGGGCTTGCAGGGTATAGAACTAATACGCTTTATAAGAGTGTACAGAAGCTTTTGAAAGCTGGGTTTATACAGAATGGTCTTAAAGATGGACATGCTAATACATACAGTATTAGTAAGACAGGTTTAGAAAAGATAGGAGAATTTGAAATATGAAAGACATTGGTTTTATAGGAGTGGGACAGGCCGGAGGCAATATAGTCCAGCTCTTTGAACAGAAAGGTTATCCAGCGATGTATATTAATACATCCAAGGAAGACCTTAACACATTAAAGGATAGTAAGTATGTATATCATATAACAAATGGTGAAGGAGCCAATAAGGACAGAGATAAGGCTAAGCAGCTTGTCATAGATGACTATGACAATATAGCAGCTATGGTTGATAAGGTTATGGACTGTGAAATATTGTTTGTTGTGTTTTCATCCGGCGGAGGTACTGGTAGTGGTACAGGTCCTATGCTGATTGACCTTATGCTGGATGAAAACAGAAAGGTAGGGGCTGTTACGATTCTTCCAACTGCTGAGGAATCTGTAAAGACTAAGTTCAATTCTTATGAGTGCTTTAGGGAGCTGCTTAGCCTTGACAAGATGGCATCGTTGTTTATCCTGGATAATTCTAAGGCAGACAAGTTCTATATTAATAACAGATTTGTTCAGATGTTTGACAATTATATACATATTCCTGATAACTATTCTTCGCAGCGAGGTAATATCGATGATGCAGAGATAAAGGAAACACTGTTAACACATGGAATGAGTTGTATTTATAGTGCAGGAAATACTAATATGGCTGCTTTAGCCAAGAGTATTTCTAGCGATATATATGCTCCGATTGAAGGTGATAAGGTGAAATATATGGCACTGGCAGCAGATGACAGTATTAGCAGTTTTGAAGAGTTGCATAAGACTGTAGGAGTTCCTTATGATGAATTCAGGACATATACAGACAATGACTGTATTCTTATGCTTGCAGGACTTAATTATCCTTTATCAAGGCTGGATGAGATACATAGTGATGTATTATCCGGTAAGGATATTATTATTAATAATACTACTATCAGCAGGCAGGAGCTTAAGGATGATTTTGATTTCGTAAAGAAGTCGCCTGGAGCCATGCCAAGAGCAGAACCTCAGTCAAAGAGAGATATTATGGCTAAGTACCTTAAAAGATAGGAGCATATTTTATGGCAAGACCAGTTAAGAGTAATCTTGATTACTTTCCTTTAGACTGCAATCTTGACCAGAAGTTTCAATTACTGGAAGCTGAGCATGGAATAGCTGGCTTTGGTATCATAGTACGCCTTTTTCAGACTATATACGGAGAAGAAGGGTATTACATGAAGTGGGATAAGGATTCACTTATTCTGTTTGCAACTAAAATCGTCATGGATGGTGACATTAATTACAAGACAAATTTTATAAGTTCAGTGGTAAATACGGCACTGAACAGAGGTATCTTTTCGAAAGAAATGTACGACAAGTATCAGATCCTGACAAGCAGAGGAATTCAGGAACGCTATGCCGAAGCATTAAAACGTCGTTCAAAAATTTTTTTGGAGAATGCATACCTTTTATTAAAGTCACCCTCAAATGTAGTAAATGTTGCAGAAACCGAGGTTAATGTTGCAGAAACTAGAGTTAATGTTGACAATAATGCAACAAAGAAAAGTAAAGTAAATAAAAGTATATATAGCGCGCACGCGCGTAACAAATTTAATAATTTTGAGCAGCGTGAAAAAAGAGATGAGAGTTTTTATAATTTGCTTCTTGATAATTCAAAGGAGACAGGCTGATGCATAGAGAGATTAAAGAGATTAATAGATGTATTAAAAAATATGCTCATCAGACCATTAAGGCACAGAAGCTTAATACTACGGATAATGAGCACTACAGATTGCGCATCAGAACACTTAGATATCTGATGATGTTAAAAATCCTTTTAGTTGAAATGGATGCGGATCAGATAGGTGAGCTGATGTTAGAAGCTGACAGAAGGATAAATATTACTACATAACTATCTACATAGCTGAATACTGGTTGATTATAATATCACAATTATTTTTATAACCGGAGATAGCGGAAAGCGGGGAATAAGTAATGGCTAAGCTGAGCAAAGAGGAGCAGGCACGAAGAGAAGGTATGTCATATGCCCTGAGAGTTGCCAGGGAAAAGGGTATAGATGGACTTGAAGATGAACTTAAGTTTAGACAGGCATATGATGTACCACTTAAGATATCTCAGACAGAGCTTGAGCATTTTGCAGGAACAATTAAACAGACAATAATGGATACAGTGCTTCTGATGAGCTCATACGTCCTTAGGGATAATTTTGGATTTGGAACTAAGCGTATGAACAGATTTATCCGGAAATTTAACGAATACACAGAGAGCCTTGTTGGTGGATATGTGAAGTGGAAGGATATAGCAGAAGCTATGACAGCAGAAACCGGTATTGAATTCCATATAAGGTCTGATGATGAAGAATTGAGGTGCTGATATGGCAGATGGATATGAGTGTGAAGGTCAGATGAGCATATATGAGTTCCTGGATAAAGAACCGGAGGAGAGAAAGTGGAATCGAATCCCGGATACATTTCCCAAGGAGCTGGGATACCGATATGACCTGGAGATGAAGCTTGTTTACGCAGATGGTACAGAACTAATCACAGCAGCGACATACAACAGGTTGTGTTTCATAATTCCAGGAGCACGGAAGGATGAAACACCTGTGAAAAAATATTGGAGGTATAAGGATGAATTTAGAGAAACAGAAAGAACATTTTAAAAATCATATTGCCACATTTACAGATTATGGAAATATTAAAATCCTTGATTTTAAAGCTCCGAATACATCAACTTATAGAATTAGATTTCTCTTTGAGGAAGATTACTGCCGGCTTCATATCAGCGGAGATTTAGGCGAGCTTATAGCTTCAAACTACTACAACATGACTTATGAAAAATTTTCTGATTATGTTAACGATACTGGCTATTTTGAAGAAAAGATAGACTGCCTCAGCAGGTCAATTTATGTATATGACTATAGCAAGGCATTAGAAGAATTAAGACAGAGAGCAGCAGACGAAGGAGACTGGCTTGAAATTTCTGACAGATATGATTACGAAACTAATGATGAAGCAAGGCTTGAAAGTATAATTGATGATATTCTTGATGACTTTTCTGAATCAACAGGTATAAGTGGAGATGGTTATGATGCATTAGAAGAAATCAATCCTGATGCTTGGGAGTTTGCGTATGATATAGGAAAGACTGAAACAGGTATATTGGATTTATATATGCTTGCTTTCAAGCTGGCACAGGAGCAGTTACAGAATAAGAATACAGGAGTGTGTTAAAGATGAGGTTAATTGATGCGGATGCTTTTAAAGAATATATAAAGAATGGCTTTCGAGATGCAACAAACCTCTTTAAAAGTGAAGAATGCAGAGATGTAGCAAGACAGATAACAGATGCTTTATGCCGTGACATAGATAAACAGCCAATAGCCTATGATATAGATCAGGTTATTAGGCAACTGAAAGAAGAGAGGGAACTTTCATATGCAGATTTTGACAGGTATGTTGAAGAAGTAAGTCCATGCCTTGATACAGAATATGATAATAGTTTTCAAAGAGGTTTAGAAAGGGCAATTAAGATAATAAAAAGGCAGGTAACAAATATGGACGATAGTAGAATACAGGCAATGAGAGATAACCGTGTATATATCAGCGGACCGGTAACAGGTATAGATGATTATATGGAACGCTTCAGCAATGCCGAGAAAGAATTAAAAGAGCAAGGTTTTAGTGTTGTTAATCCAGCAAAGGTGTTATCACAAATGCCAGCAGATACAACAAGCTATGAGGAGTACATGCAGATGTCTATGATGATGTTAAGTATGTGTTCACACATATATATGCTTAAAGGCTGGGAGAAGTCCACGGGAGCTAACAGAGAGTACGGATATGCTCTTGCAACTGATATAATAATTATGAGAGAAAAGTTCTAAAATAAAATATTAAAAATAATAAAAAAATATTATATAGAACTATTGACATAGGGTACACCATATGTTAATATATACTTGTAAGGAGGTGATACCCATGTCGAAGAAAAAAGAAAAGTCCGATAATGCAAAGACCTGGCTAATCGGAGCATTAACGGACTTGATAATCGGAATAATACTTCTGATTATCGACAAGCTTCTAAGTTAACTTAGAATATTAAGGGATGGGGCGCAAGCCCTAATCCCATTGATAATATATCACAATCTAAACAAGATAGAAAGGGGTAAGCATGTTATTTAAGTTAGGAATATTTTTTATAGCAATAGGTATTGCAAAGTTAGTCGTATATGTATGTAAAAAAGAGAGGAAAGATGAATGCCAGTAGGAAAACCAAACAGTCAGACAGTTGCATCTAAGAAGTACCAGGACAAGGCAGGATATATGTCTAAGTCATATAAGCTTAAGAAAGATGTTGTGCAGGAATTCGCAGATAAGTGTGAGGATGATGGTAAAAGTCAGGCATCAGTCATAACCGAGCTTATGAGATTGTACATTTCTGGAAAGATTGTGTTATAGTGAATATGCAGTATCGGCTTCTAAAATATAATGTTTGGAGGTCATAGTAACAGATGGGTAGAAGAATTAAGTATTTTGCAGGGCAGCATGAAACACAACCTATAAAGGATCCTAAAGAGATAGATGCGTTATATAACTATTTTATGCAAAGGCAGAATAATGCAAAGTCGGATGTTAAGAGATACCAGGCAGACAGAGATTATATGTTGTTTCACATCGGACTTAATACAGCTTTCCGAGCTGAAGATTTACTGCAGCTCAGGGTGGCTGATGTTGTTAAAGGATATATACAGATTAAAGAAAACAAGACTGGTAAGATGCAGAATTACCGTATGAATAAGCAGCTGCACCGGGATATACTTGATTATATAAGCAAGTATAATCTAAGTCTGTATGATTATCTGTTTCGAGGACAGATGAAGTATTTTAATGACAGGTCATATATATATCCTATCAATAGGCAGCGTGGATATCGTATAATTCATAATGCTGGAGAAGCTATTGGTATTCCTTATACATTCGGATTGCATAGTTTGCGTAAGACTTATGGATATCAATATATTAAAAATGGTGGTAATGTATTAACACTTATGAAGATGTATAATCATGATTCACCTGATGTAACTCTTAGGTATGTGCAATGGGGACGTGAGGATGCGGAGCACGATAGAAAGGAAATGTATATAGGACCAGGAAAGCATAAGAAGATATCATAATTGTGTGATATACAGAAAAATGCGAATTATAAATGACAAGCTGCTCTTGTATAATAAAAAGAGCAGCTTGTCGCACATAATCTTTATCTTTAGTTGTGCTTTATGAAAATATCATAAAGACAATTAGATACTACATTAAGTATCAAATTAAATACAATTTCAAATATTAGATTATTCATAATAAAAAATCTCCTTTTTGATTTTTTTGAAAGACTAGATATTTCTTTCTGATTAAGATATAACAGGCAAAAAAAATTTTTTTAAAACTAACAGCAAGCAGCCTTTTTAGAGCTGCTTTTTTTATGTACA